AATAAAAAAAGATAATCTTGGATTTTGCCTTGATGGTTATTATAAAGATAGAATTATAATTCCATCATACGATTTAGATAATAAATTAAACTTTTTTGTAACAAGAACATTTAAAGATGATTATTATAAATATAAATTACCAAAAGCAGATAAAAATGAAATTATTTTTAATGAAAAAAATATAAATTGGAATTCAACTGTTTATATTGTTGAGGCATATTTTGAATATACAACAATCCCAATAAATACAATCATATTGTTGGGTAAATCTTTACAAGATAATATATTATCAAAATTAATTAAATACAAACCAAATGTTGTTATTATGTTAAATCCCGATGCGATTGAAAAAAGACATGATTTCAACCATTCAAAAAAACCCAATTCTTCTTTAGAAATTCAGGAACGATTATTGAGTTTAGGTTTAACAAATGTTAAAATACAAACATATGAAAATGATGATGATTTAAACTCAAATATACAAAAATACGGAAAAAACCATATATTTGAATTAATGAAATATAATTTAAAACAATAAGATTTAAAATATAATGGAAAAATTAAATGTTAAATATAGAAAAAGAAAAATTAGATAAAGAAATATATAAAAAATATGAAAAATTAGTATTAAACTATTTCTACTCTAAAACCTCAGATGCACAATTATCAAAAGAGTTGAGTGCAGAAACAATGAGTAAAATAATTATAAATTATCACAAAAAATTAAACAAAAAAACTTTAGATAATTGGGTTTTTACTGTTACACAAAATCATTTTTATGATTATGTTAGAAAAATTAATAGAAAAAAATATAAAAAATATACTTCATTAGAAGAAAATTCACAAAAAATTGATTCTGTTTATATTACATCGGATTATGAAAAACAATTCGATTCTGTTAATGAAATAATGAAAATTTGTAAAGATGAAACCTTAAAAAATTTTTATGAATATAAATATTTGAAACATTATGATAATAAGACGATTATAAAAAAAATGAACTTTTCATATCAAAAAATAAAATATTTTGATGAAAAATTGATACTATTTTTAAAGACAAACCTAACCGATGACCTATTTACATGAAAATAAATGAGTGTGAATAGAAAAATAAAAAAATACAATACGGAAGAAAGTGAGGTTGATAAAATAAAAGAAATTAAAAATCAAATCAGAAAAAAGATTGGAAAGCTATACTTAAAAATCAATCCAAAAAATGAAAACCAAGAAAAATTCATAAAAGAAATATTGGAAAATGATTCAATGTATGTTATTGCAACAGGAATTGCAGGAGCAGGTAAAACTTTTATCGCTTTAATTCAAGCAATAAACTTATTATTATCGGATGACAATGAATATACAAAAATTAGAATATTTAAACCTTTAAAACAACTACAACATGAAGATGTTGGAACACTTCCCGGAGGTGTTGAAGAAAAATTAGAATATGTATTAATGTCTTATTCAATGCAATTAAATAAACTAATTTCTCCAATTGCTTTAGAAATATTATTTAAAGAAAAAATCATTGAAATTATACCAATGGGTAATTTAAGAGGTTTATCTCTTGATAATATTAATATTTTTGATGAATTCCAAAATGTATCAATTGATAACAGTGAAACTGTATTAACACGTTTAGAAGAAGGTGGTAAAATGATTATCATTGGAGATATTCGTCAAAGAGATTTTAAAGATAAAAACGATAATGGATTAATGTTTTTAACTGAACATTTTAAAGATTTTGATGAACACATAAAAGTTATAGAATTTGTTGATTCAGACTGCGTAAGAAGCCCTTTAATCCAAAAAATAACCAAACTATTTGATGAAAAAAAAAGATAATGAAAAAGTTTTTAGATAACATAGCACACAGTAAATTAGGTAAAATTTTAGACCATCTTTTTCTAGATTTTACTCTTTTTTTACCCAAATTTGCACTATATTTAATTATACCAACTTTTGTATTTTCATTTATGAATCTGTTTGGTATTAAATGGATAACAGATATGTTTTTAATAAATATGACATTATTTATTTTGCCATTTTTTATTTTGGGATGTATTTGGTTCATATATAGAACAACAAGTTTAGATTAACAATTAAATATAATAACAAAAAAATAAATTAATATGATTACAGAACAAAGACAATACTATCGTCCTTTTGAGTATCCAGAAGCTTACGATTTTTACCGTAAACAACAAATGGTTCATTGGACTAAAGATGAGATTAAATTATCTCAAGACATCCAAGACTGGAATATGATTACCCAAAGTGAGAAAAATGTTATTGGGGGAATCTTAAAAGGATTTACTCAAATGGAAATATTAGTAGGTGATTATTGGAGAAATGTGGCTAATTGGTTTCCTAAACCAGAAATTTCTATGATGTCTTCATCATTTTCTTACTTTGAAAGCATTCACATGGATAATTATGCCATGATTAATGAAGAGTTAGGATTAGATGATTTTAAAGCTTTCTTGCATGATGAAAAAACCAAGGCTAAGTTAGATTATTTTATAGAATCTCCAGATACTACTGATAATATAGGATTGGCTAGAAGTTTGGCTATTTTCTCAGCATTTGCTGAAGGTTGTTTGCTTTTTTCTAGTTTTGCTGTTCTTTTATCTTTTCAAAAAGAAAACTTATTAAAAGGTATTTCTCAAATAGTAAACTATTCTATTAGAGATGAGAATCTTCACTCTATTGGGGGTATATATCTATTTAATATTCTTTGTAAAGAAAACCTTTCTATAAGAGAATTAGTGAAAAATGATGTTTATGAAGCAGCTAAAGTAACTAGAGATTTAGAATTTGCTTTTATAGAACAATTATTTTCAGAAGATTCTATTAGAACACTTACTAAAGAACAACTTAAAAATTTTATTAATCATAGAATAAACTTAAAACTTAAAGAATTAGGTTATGAAGCACAATTCTATGTGGACCAAACTCTATTGCAAGAGATGAGTTGGTTTGATGAACTCTCTTCTGGACAGAAGTTCGGTGATTTTTTTGCAGTAAGAGTTAGCGATTACACCGATGTAACATTCAAAGGTTCAGACTTATTTTAAAGTATGGTTATAAAATAAAAATTTAATAAAAGAAGAATTAGATAATGATAGACAATTGGAAAGAAGGAATAGATTATCCTGAGTGGATGAAGGAGGAAGGTCTTAAAACTCTTAAAAGACAACATCTTTTAGATAATGAAACACCTAAAGATATGTATAAAAGAATTTCTAATACTTTAGAGAAAACATTAGGTCAAAATAGTAATATTGAACAAATTCCTCAAGGAAGATTACACTATATTGCTAATAAATGGTTTGAGTATATGTGGAAAGGTTGGTTATGTCCAGCTACACCTATTCTTGCGAATACTGGTACTAATAGGGGTTATACAATATCTTGTTTTATTGAGAGAGTAGAAGATTCCTTAGATAATATTTATTTAAAAACTCATGAGTTAGCTATGCTTACTAAGATGGGAGGTGGTGTTGGTATTACAGTAGATAAGATTAGAGGTAGAGGTGAACCTATATCCGTAGGGGGTTTTAGCGAGGGTGTTATACCTTTCTTAAAAGTATATGATAGTGCTATTATAGCAGCTAATCAAGGTTCTGTTAGGAGAGGTGCAGCATCAATTAACCTACCCATTAGACATAAAGATGCTAAAGAGTTCTTAAAGATGAGACAACCTAAAGGTGACGTTAATAGACAATGCTTAAATCTTAATCATTGTTTTACTATTGATGATTACTTTATGGAAAGTTTAAAGACTAACTCTGAAAACTTAGAGGTATGGGCAGAAACATTATCTGCTAGAATGAAGACTGGTCAACCTTATATTATGTACTATCATAATGCTAATAGATTTAAACCTCAAGATATGATTAATAGAAATCTCAAAATTGATGGAACTAACATCTGTACCGAAATTATGTCTTTTCATGATAAAGACCATACAGTTGTTTGTGATTTAGCATCTATTAATCTTATCTACATAGAAGAAATTATGAAAGACCCTGATTTTATAGAGTTTGCTTTATTATTCTTAGATACTAATATGTCTTACTTTATTTCCCAAGCTAAAGGTAAACCAGGATTTGATAATGCGGTTAGATTTGCTAAAAAAAGTAGACTTTTAGGACTAGGAATACTTGGTTGGCATACATACTTACAAAAGAAGAAAACACCATTTGTATCACTTCAGAGCAGAGCCATATCTAATAAGATAGGTTCTTGGATGAAAGAACAAGGAGAGGTTTATAATAAAAAGTATGGTACTCTTTTAGGTAAACCTGAGTGGTGTGATGAGAATAGAAACTTAGCTTTATTTGCTATTGCCCCAACTACAACAAACTCATTAGTTAGTGGAGGTGTATCTCAAGGTTTAGAACCTATTGTAGCCAATGCTTGGGTTCAACAATCAGCTAAAGGTACTTTTATTAGAAGAAATCATAACTTTGAAAGACTTATTTCTAAGAAATATCCAGAACATAATACATTTGAGTTTTGGAATAAGTTAGCAGTAGAGCATAAAGGTTCTTGTCAATGGTGTGAGTTCTTAACTGATGAGGAGAAAGAAGTATTCTTAACTGCTTATGAGATTAATCAATTAGAGTTAGTTAAACAAGCTGCTATTTGGCAAAAATATGTAGACCAAGGAATATCATTGAACTTATTTTTTCCTGCTGATGTAGAACCTAAATGGTTTAATAAAGTACATTATACAGCTTGGGAAGAGGGATTGAAATCCCTATATTATGTTAGAACAGAGAGTATACTTTCCAGAGATATGAAAGGTAGTACTTTTGAAGAGTGTATATTTTGTGAAGGTTAATTTATTTTACAATAATAATCATTATAAACTTCCCAAACCTTTGTCCATATACTTTTATCATTAACACGTTTTAAATCATATTTAATTCTTTTAAATTTTGAACCAATGTGTTCTAAGGTATACACCTTTACAATTAAATCTATAATTTTAAGTTTTATTCTTGGTGATATACCATTTGTATATGAAAATAAAGATGGTATTATTTTAGTAAAATTTAAAGACCATAAATGACCCCAATTTTGTCCACTTCTAATTGCTTGAATAGTACTATTATTATAAGGTAAATTTAATTCATTTTTTATTTCATTATTATTATAAAATTTTTTAATTAAAGCATATATTGATAGTATTTCTTTTTCATTAAATTTAACAAGAGATGCATTTTCTCCGCATTGTATTTTGTGTAAACCAAGTTTTTTATTTTTTAAATAAGTTTGTTTAGCTTTTTCAATAGACTCTTTACTATTTTTAGTGATATGACCACCATCTTGAATATTTTTTAATTTATAACCATTATTTTTATAGTCAGAAATTGTATTTATTTCTATTAAATTACATTCTTCTTTAGTTTGATGTTCAGTTAAAAGTTGAATAGTAAATTTTAAATTATTTCTTTTTAAAAATCTACTTAATTTTGCTATTTTTGAATAATTGGTGGATTTAGGGTTATTATGTTGATTTAATCTCATTATTAGTTTATTTTTTGTTTGACCTATATAACATATTGTTTTTGTTCTTGGGTCTATTAAAGCATATATTTTGTACATATAATTATTTTTTATAAATAGTGTGAATAGTTTCAATAAAATATTTTCCAATATTTTTTATACTATATACAAAAGAACAAAGAGATTTATATTCAGAATGTTTGATGTGCGAAGGATAATAAAATTAATCCCCATAATTTGGGGATTTTTTATTTGGGATTCTTATTGCCAAACAATGGGGAAACCAAGTATATCAACAAAAGATACTGTTCGTATAGAAATCAACAATTTTAGAATGGTTGATGTTATAGAACAAATTGAATTGTATGATTTTAACAAAAAACGTCTTTATATATTTAAATGCAATGAAAATGAATATTATTTAGATAAAAAAAATAATATTTTATTTCAGAAAAAAATAATAGAACTAAAAGTACTAAAAAAAAAGAGGGGTAAATTCTTTTTTAATGTTAAAGTTATTAGTAAAACAGGTAAACAACTTTACATTAAAGAATTTAGACCCTCTTATGAAAGAACAAAAAAATTAATTAAAATTCAGTTCATTTAATTTTAACTTTTATTGTTTTTGTTTCTCTTTCTTCTTTCAATTTACATTCAATAATAAGAATACATTTTTCAAATTTTACTTGAATATTATCTACATCATAATACTTTGTTGGTAGATAATATTTTTTAGTATACTGACTATTTAGCATACTTGATTTAGCATCTAATGTCAAATAGTCATCTTCGTATGAAATAGAAATTTCTTCTTTATCATATCCCGCAAATTGTAATTCTCTTTTAAAATCTTTATAGTCATAAAGATTTTCATTGTTTTGTTTAACCCAATTTTCAATAAATGAAAATGTATCATTGGTATTCCACCAATTGTGTTTTAGATTTTTTTCAAAATTATACTTTATCATAATACTAATTGTTTGTCAATAAATATACAACTTTTATACCAAAAAAAATCCCATCGAAAAACAATGGGATTTTTAATATTAAAATCGCTATTTTTTTAGTAATTGTTTTCAGCGATATCGTAACTCAATGTTAGAGTAATCTTTTGTACTTCATCACTAGTATATTCATTTTTTCCAAAATCAAGATTACTAATGAAAGCACCAAAAAGTGTGAACTGTTGAACACCAACAAGAGTTGGGTCAAGAGCAACAAGTCTTAAATCTTTCTTATAACCCGAAGCATAACCCATTCTTCCTGTAAGGTTTTCAGCACATAATCTATACCATTCCAAAATTAACTGAACGGAAGATGGTCCTTGCAAGTCAATCAATTCAACAGTTAAGTCATCAAATGTTACATGACCTGCAACTTTTTGCTCGTAGTTCAAATATTTGATTGGAACTGAATTAACTTTCATTTTTGGTCTATCAACAGCATTGATAATCCAAGTATATTTACTTAATTCAATATCTTGAGGAAAGAACAACTCAAATCTATTAGGTCTTAGTGGTTCATATTGGGTAGGTACATTTCTAAATCCTTGTGGCATTTTATTTCTTTATTTTAAGTAGTTTCTTTTTATTGTTTATCCATTAAATTGTATTGCACTTGTAGATTTATTAACAACAAATGTCAAGCCAATAAATTCTACTGCACCAATTGGTAAAAGTTCAATCACAAAATAGATTTCATTTCTATCTCTACTTTCAGGTGTGTTTAGAGTATTATCTAATCTTACGCTAAATGTTTGTAAACCTCTATTATCTTGTATAACTTTAAGTTTCCTATTAGATTCTGTAATAAAATTAGTTGCTAATACATCATCATTAGGTTCAAATAAGTAAAGTCTAGCCTGAGAAGATATAATTTGTTTTGCGTAAAGAAGAAGTCTTCTTACATCAATTCTATCAAGTTTAGAATCTGCAATTTGTAGAGTCTTTTGACCATATATGAAAATTCCCGGTGTATTGTTAGAGAATTTAACAATTGTATTCAATCTTGCA